GTCTGTAGTCCAGCCAGTTGACTCACATAGTACGCTCATTTGACCTTGGCTACCAGTAGTAACTTGATAAGCGATGATGGTAGCTTGAGTTGATATTAAGCGTAGAACAGCTTCAACTGCTCCGCCAGCACCCATTTCAGCATTGAATGAAACACCAGTGTCTCCAATGATTTTAAACATTGTTGGACGCTTGCCACCAGTAGAAATAATGATATCTAAGTCATTAGTGCGTGGGTTTAAATTTACATCTTGATTAACGACGCCATTTGCGTCACCATTTGTACGAGCAAAAACTGCCATGATTATTTTCCTTTTAAGTTTTTACGCTTTCGCGTATAAGAATATTTATCTAATTTATAAAAATAGTGCTTCTACACTAATTAACCAGCATCGGGTAAGAATAATGGATTGGTGGGTGCCGATCTAAATTCAGGATTTACTAACTTACCCAACTTGCCACTCTTGAATGTCTTAACAAACCCTTCGCCACCAGGCTTGCCACCAGTACTAGCACGAATTCCTAAACGATCATACATATCATTTCCACCCATAGTGTGCAACTGTTCTAATACAGCGTGTTTAGCATTTAGAATTTGATGGAATGCAGCCCAAAATACTTGCCAACTTGGTTTACGCATTACATCATTCTGAAGTATTGCTTTTTGATTGTCTGATACTTTACTATTGTTCAACCAGGCAGCAAAGTCAGTAACTCCTGCTGCTTTTGCTCTAGCTACTGCATAGGTATACAGAATTGATTTCAAACTTGAGAATTTAGGTGCCGTGTAGTCGGCAATTTCATTAATTGCTGCTGCATTAGTCTTTATAAAATTGATAGCTTGATTTAATTCTTTGGTATTTGGTTTTAACTTGATTTTTGGTTTCTGTGAATTCAATACAATCAATCTTGATGTTTTATTGAACTGCTCAATAATGTTGTCTGGCATTGGTGTTAAATTACCAGTAGCATCTGCTCCAAACTTAGCAATCTTGCCATGAACTATTACAAATGCTTTAGCAGTTGCCATCTTACCACCTAAGCCAGTGGGACGAACATGGTAAGTAACTTTGTTCGGAGTGAATTCATATTCACCAGTTCTTGGATTAGCCCGTTGAGGTTCAGTGAACATAAGATCACCGGTCAAGTAACCTTTAAATTGTGATGGAGTAGCTTCTTCAAACAGATCCCATAACTCTTCATACTTTGCTGCCATTCCAGCCCGTACTTTAGCGAAAGCTTCAGGTGATTGTCCAGACTTGATTTTGCCTGTACTTTTGATTTGATAGCTTAGGCCTTCTTTGTCCAACATCTGTTCTTTGCCCCATTGATTTTTTGGAACAAATACAAATTCACCCTTGTTGTTTCTACCCCAATAGACAGCAGCACCACCATCCCATTTGAAACCTAAACTTGAGGGTGAAGAAGATGCATCTGCTAATTCTTCTAATGCTTCAATACCACCTGCAGCACCATCTACAATTAATAAATCTTCTAAGTGTTGGAATTCTCTACCAACAGTAGTTGCTTCAGTAAGTACTTCTAAAATTTTCATAGTATTTCTTCTCTCTTATTTAAAATAACTGGTAACCATTGCCAGTCCTTTTAATACTTTTTGTTTGTCATCTTCGGCTCTGGCAATAGCTTCAGGTGTTGCAGCTTTATCTCTCTTTTTAGCAGTGATATCAAGCATTGCTTTTTCAGTATATCTTTCTAAAAATCTATTCAAGAAATCATCAGGGGAACTAAAATTAACTAAATCACCCTTGCCATACATATCATTCATCTCAAAACTTAACGCCAATCCTTTAACTCCATTTACTAACTTGCTGATCTTTACCTCATCAATGTCAGTTCCAGGAAATTGTTTCAATAAAGAATTGATAGGTGTTGTTTTATCAATCGCACGACCAGTTATATCTTTGTATTCATACTTGAATATGTCATATATGAAAATCTTAGGATTACTAGTGATGGTTATCAATTGAGTGTCTTTATGCTTACTGAATGGTACATGTTTACCAGCAGAAACTTTTAATTGAACTCCTGCATGTTGAATGCTCATATCTAATAGTTCACCTAATACACTGTACATGTTACCAGATAGCAATCCTTTGACTCCATGTTCAGGAGTTACTCTAGTAGCTCCCCATGCACTCATCTTAGGTTCATGCCACATCAAATCTACTTGAACATAACTACTATCACCTATTTGAAAGATAGGATGACCTGGTTTGCTTTCAGTTAGATCAACATAGTGAGGGGTTTCTTGTTTTACAAATTCATCAGCGAGTTTATTCCAGAATGCGGTATATTGACCGTAAGTAGTACCTTCAACTGGTGGAGCAATCATTTGTAAATCTATATCACCATAAATCTTATCTGGATTTTCTACTTGATCTTTTTCATGATATGCACTTGAGCCAGTGGGTCTTCCCATTTTAACTGGTCCTAAGTTTTTAGCTGATAAGAAGTTATTAAAATCATCAACAAATTGTTGAACTACATTCAACGCAATCTTTACGACGGCTGGACGAATGATTGTTCCTTGTGTAATAGTGGTATCCCATCCACCTTCTCGGATGATATCTTTTACTTTCATGTTATGTCGCTTAATTTTCTAAACCAAGCTGCAGTACCAGGATGAGCATCTTCAGGAAGTGATATAAGTCCCTTAGACTGATCTTGTCTAGCTTGAGCAAGTTTACCTTCTCTATCAGGATCATTCTTTAGTGCATTCATGATTGATTTTACACTATTAAGATCATCTTCTTTTGCTTTTGGATTCAATAGTACCTTTGCAACCTCTTTACGAGTTCGCGCTACTACTTCATCGGTATCTCTTCGCATCAACTTAGCACCAAAAGCATCAAATTTTAGACCTAAGAATTTACCAATGCTGTTTATAAGCATGAACATCGGTGCGCCCTTGAATTCTGGATCAGCATACATTCCGCGAGGTCCGTGTTGATGATATGGAGCTACGATACCAACATCATGAATTACCATAACATCAACCTGAGCTAATTTATTGAGACCTGATGCTTGTTCTTTATACTTAACGCCTATGCTAACATTACGACCATTGACTTTAGCCTGAATTCCTTTATCCTGAAAGAATTTTTCTAGTAATTTCTTAGCATCTTTGACAGGATCTTTTGCATCAGTAGTTTTAAACAATTCAATTACATCAATAGCTTCAACCATGATATCAATGTCACCTGATTTTGCTTTATATCCAGCAGATCCGATATCAGTGTGTAAATTTTTCAATAACGCAGATGGTAGTTCTCTTTTCGCAGTATCAACTACTCCGGCGATATCTTCTTTGTTGACCTCATTGGAGTCAGGTATTGCGTTACCACCTTCGTATAGATACATCATGAACTACCTTTGTTTAAGTTTACGCATTTCTTTCTCAATACGACGACTCTCTGATATGATCGCAGTCATCCTGAGTTGTTTGTTTTCAACTGTACGCAATGCAGTCTTTAGAATATCACCTAATACTCCTCTAAATTGCATTGGAATGGTTGCACCTGAGTCAGTGAATGCTTTGAATGACGCGGCTAATTGCTGAGGGTTAGCAAAGATGTTACCTGCGTGTGCTCCACCTGATGCTGCTGGTTGTGCTGCTGGTTGTGCTGCTGCTGGTTGTGCTGCTGGTTGTGCCGTCGCCGCAGCGGCTTGCAGTCCCAGTTGTGTATATATATCATTAATCACATCAGTTGGTGCGCCTTGTTTTTCCAAGAAACTCTTTAGCTGATCAGAATCAGTAGGCTTACCAGCTACATGCCAATTCATTTTAAGTTTTTCTGCTGTCAGTTTAGTAGTAAATTGATGACCTGCATTTTTGATACCAGACCAAGCTCTTCCTAAGAAACCCTTTTTCGCTGGAGTACCAGTGGCACCAGGCATATCTGGTCTTAATTCATCTGGAATGTTAGTTCTGTCCGGACCAGATGCAGTAGCACTAGGTGCTTCTGCTAAGTATTTTTGATACCTCACCATATTTTCAAAGATGAGGTCTATTCCAGCATATGTTAATTGATAACTTTTAGTTGCAGGATTACCTAGTGATTCCTGCAATGAACGGAAATACAATGTTTGTTGTGGATCAATCATTTCCTTAATTGGAATTTTTTTGGCTTTAAACTGGATAGTTTCATTAGTTAACTTATTTTTATTATTAATATATCCAGCCGTTTGCATTCTAGGATTCGGTGTAAATCTTCCTGTTTGTATTCCTCGTTCAGTGTTTGCTGTAGTTCCCACACCATTATCATAAGTTGGCAAGGTATTACCTGGTACCGGCAACTTGATTGGTTGTCCTGCTGTAATAACATCAGGATTAGTTATTTTAGGATTCAACTTCATCAACTCTTCAACACTGGTATTATTAGTCTGAGCAATTTGACTCAATGTGTCGCCTGATTGCACCGTATGCATTGGTGGTCCGCTACCAGCAAAATCTGGTTCAGTGCCTGCTGGGCCTGCACTACCACCTGGAACATAGTCTGGTTCAGTGCCTGCTGGGCCTGCACTACCACCTGGAACATAGTCTGGTTCAGTGCCTACTGGGCCTGCACTACCACCACCTGTAGTTGAGAAAGCATCTTTTGCCTGACCAACACCGTATGCAGTGGCACCTGTAACGAAGCCTGACCATAATGAACTGCTTAGTTTATTACCAAGCAATAATTTGTCAGCCATTTTAATACCACCTAGGATGGCCGCACCACCTAATCCAGCACCGCTCAATCCAGTTAATGCGATTAGAATTGCATAGATTGCCCCTTGCATTATTGGATGAGCTTTGGCAAAGTTTCTATACTTTTTAATGGCAGTCATAACTGCACCTTCTTGACCACCTGCTGCGCCAGCAATTCTATCAGTCAGTTTGTCAAAAAGAACATCGGCTCCGGAAACTGGACCTGATTTAGATATTTTATCTGCCACACCATTATAAGCTTTGGAAATAGCAGTAGCTACATCAACTACAGCATCCTTGCCTTTCCCAATCAATGTCCGATTGTTTCCGCCAGCAGTGGCACCCTTTTCAATCATTGCAAATAAGTCAAGAATTTCTTTCTCACTCATTTTGCGTTCTACAATCATACGGCCGACTGCACGGAATTCTCTATAGGTAGAGTCTTCCATTAGTTTGGACTCAGAAATCATTTTTTTATTAGATGATTTGCTCTCTGCTCTTGTTCCACCTGATTGCATCCACATTTTCTTTAATGCAGATAACAAATCAGGATCAGTAATTAGTTTGAAATTTGGCTTACTAGCAAGAAATTCATCCCATTGGGTTTTGAAGGCTTCTGGATTTTTAAATATAGCTGCTGCTGCGGGTGCTGCTGCTGCTGCGGGTGCTGCTGCTGCTGCGGGTGCTGCTGGTGCTGCGGTGGGAGCTGCTGGTGCTGCGGTGGGAGCTGCTGGTGCTGCGGTGGGAGCTGCTGGTGCTGCGGTGGGAGCTGCTGGTGCTGCGGTGGGAGCTGCTGTCGCCGGTGCTGTAGTGGGTGCTGCAGCCGCAGCGGCTGCAGCATCAGATGCATCTTGATTACTAGCATCCAGTGAGCGAATAGCTTGAGTAGATTGTGCGTGTCCTAATGCAGAAGCAGTTTTCAGTACCCCTCTAGCTGTTGCCCCAGCAGCTTTTTTAACACCAGACCAAATCGGACCTTCAGTTACGATTTCATTAGTTTTCATTTGTTTTTCTTATCCCACGGTTAAACTTGGAGGCATCTTGACTTCGTATGCTATTGAGAAGACGCCGCTCAAGTTCAATAGCAACTTCAGCTTCGTAATTTTCTTTGATGAACTGTATTAGATTAATAGCACTTTGTATAACATTTGCAGCACGGCTTTCTACAAAATGCCCTTTGTCCCGGTGGGTTACTAGGGTATCAAGTTCAGCTAAAAT